AACCCGTGTATTTTTGGGATACGACCTGTACCCTTACGTGCTATATTGATAATATCTTTATAGCTTTTATATAGATCAGAGTCACTATCTATCTTCATCTTATTTGGCAAGTCTGATGGATTATACGCCCATATCTCAAACCATACTGGACTCATCTCAACGTCACTAGTGAATTGTATCTCTGCTTCAATGATATCTAGCATCTTGCCAGACGTCGGCCCAATAAGATGAAGATAGATAGTGACTCTGATCTATATAAAGGCTATAAAGATATCATAAATATAGCACGTAAGGGTACAGGTAGTATCCCAAAAATACACGGGTTCTCTAACGATATTATCGTGTTCCCATTTAAGTATGATCGTATTATTCAACTTAGATCATCACTTGGACTAGAGCTACGAGTTAGGTTATATGATGAAACTCCTATGACAGGGGAGTGGGGGACTATAACATTTTACGTGGCGGAAGAAGATGAGTGATTCTAGGATAAAAAACAAGGTAGCTCGATACTGTTGGAATTGGCTAGTTATGGGGTCACAAATACTAAGTGTACTTCTTGGTGGCCACCCAGACGAGTCGCTATGTCAGCGGATAGCGTGGGCATATATTACTCATAAAGGCACGAATACACGAAAAGAGTTAATATTTACTATAGCTAAGCGATGTATAAATGCTCCATTCAAACTACTAGGTCAAGAAGATCATGTAATGGATTCAATTGCCGGAGAACCTTGGGCTGGTACAGTGTGGGATTGGGAGAAGTAAATGGCATCTGCTCAACACGGATTTCAATTCAAGGATTATATATTATACTCTAGAGGAGTAACAATAGGTTCCGGTGAATCTAGATTAGTTGTGACTAAAGATATTCCAGTATCTGACGCAGCGTCGCTACATTTTTCGATGTATATTGATATCGAATCAATCTCGTTAGGCGTTGATGAGAGTATAAAGTTTTACTTACAGAAATTAGTAAACGATCAATGGGTAGATGTAGGAGATCCACAGGCTGTAGTTGAAGCAGATAGCGGAGATGGTACTTATTGTATAGTATTAACAGAAGGAATAGAGATGGAGGCTATGGTGCTTCCACTAACAAATGTAGTCCGATTGGCTGTAGATAGCGGAGCTAATAGTACTGCTACTGTGACAGGGGTGTCTAGCTATGACAGAATCTAAGGATAAGGTTGTTGTTGAATTAACATCGGATGAAGTTAAAATTATCCTTCTTAGTTTAGCAGATAAGCCATATAAGAAGGTTGTATCTATAATAGATAAGATTAAGAGTAAGCTTAGTAAGGAGACTAAATAATGGCAGGATTGTGGAAACGATCAAACGAGATTACTAATTCAAGTGGTGTTACGGTAGGAGCTAGTGCTACTGTGGCTGTGACTAAGGAAGTAAGAGTTACTCCAGGTGGCGCAAACGAAGCTCTCAGAGTAGATGTTGTGTGTTCTAGTGTAACAGCATCGTCTGGTATTACAGCTAAACTTCAGCAAGATATTGCTGGAACATGGACTGATGTTACTGGCCTTAGTGTAGCTGTTACAGGCAACGGTACATTCTCATTTCTTATGAATGCAAGAAGTACAGCGGCTGGGTACTTCTCGTCACTCCCACTTAGTAATAAGGTAAGACTTGTTATGGCAACAGGTGTAGGCGATGCGGTAACTGTTGATGCAGCTTATATCACAATGGAAGACTAATAGTGCCACAAGAACTGACAGCTGAACAACAACGGAAATTAACAGCAGCTGCGTTGCGGAGATACGAGTCTCTTCAACGTCGTGAGTGTTTTGATCCGTATATTCTAGACTCTAGACCTACAGAGTCTCAGGGTAAGGTACTACACGATATCACGGATGTACCTGTTAGAGCTGTTGTTGCCGCAAACCAGAGTGGAAAATCTCTAACTGGCGGTAGGGAAACGGCATGGCTATTTTCGGATACACATCCTACCTTCGAACGTCCAGTAGAATGGGGAACAGAACCCCTACTTATGTTAGTTATGGGTCAGGTAGGAGAGCAGATTACAAGTCATATTTGGGCTAAAAAGATAAAGCCGTTTCTAGATCCTGGGAGTTTTAAGGAAGTTCGTATCGGTAATATACTACAACGTGTAGAGAATCTAAAAAACGGTAATACAATAATCTTTGTATCACATCATAATGCTGAAGAGGCACGTAGAACTGCGCAGGGTTATCCAGCACATTATGTGTGGATTGATGAAATGCCTAGATCATTGTCACTTATCGCCGAACTTATGGTAAGACTTCAAGCAAAAAATGGTAGATTCCTCCTTACGTTTACCCCGTTAGTGCGTAGCGTGGAAGTTCAAGAGTTTGTTGAGAACTTAAAGGAACCACTTGGTAAACGCTATAATCTGATGATGCTTGATAATCCTGCCTATGCTGGGCGAGAGTCAGAGGTACTTAGTAGATTTGACGGACTACCCGAAGCAGAGCGAGCTACTCGACTAACAGGTGCGTGGTATTCTGGCGATAATGCCGTGTTCGACTTTAATCCACAGGTACACGTAACTGAGTTACCAGCGGAATATACACAGCATTGGGAGCATGTGGAGTGTGTCGATCCTGCTGGACAAGGAAAAGCTGGTTATGTTCTACTAGCAGCTAAGCCTGAGAGTGATATCTGGTATGTAGTTAAATCTAAATATTTAGATGGTGCAGCGGCTACCGATCTACTGGACCGTATACGAGTAGAAAGTGCTGGATATAATATAATACGCCGCGTGTCAGATCCTCACGAGGTATGGTTTATAAAGGAAGCCTTTAAGCAGGGATTCTCATATATGGGAGTCTACAACAAAAAGAACCGTAAAATGGAGCTGATTAAGGGCGTACAAAAAGCACTGACAGAAGGATCGAGTAAACTTGTTAAAGGTAGCGCTGATCTACTTATAAAAGAGATTAGCTCATGTCAGTGGTCAGACAGCGTTGATGACAGAATCGTTAATGCTAGTAAGTATCATTTACTTGATGCATATCAGTATGGACTAGATACGCTGCCTAGAAAACGGGTTGCTCCTAGAAAAGTTCATTCAGATTCTAGAGTACAATATGATATAGACTTGCGAGAGTCTAACAAGCAACGAAAGAAGGATGAACAACAAAACCAGAAAGCTTCTAATACTGGGAGACGAAAATGGATTATACGCTCGTCGCGTTACTGGTAGGATTTGGACCATTTATGGGTCTTGTCTGGATCGGTATGATACAAGAGAGAAAACGACAACAAGATATATATAAACGAACTGCTATGTTAGCACGATCGTATGCAATCAAGCGAGGACGATATAGATGATTAACATCAAAGTAGTACTTAATAAACTGAGGATGCCTGAGATGAAGCGCAAAACCAAGTGCTCTCTTAGAAAGAAGATGCAGCGCTGTATTGATGTTATTGAGAAGGAAGATCCAGAAGGACGTGAAGAGGCTTGGAAAAAACTTAAGTATGTATATAAGCAACTTACAGAAGCAGAGACAGAGATTCCAGGTAGCGACGAAATACTTGAGATGATAACCCCGATAATTAGACGCTATATGCAGTATGATAATGAAGGTGTCGATCTAGATACTGAGCATCTAACAAAGGACTAAGACATGAAACCTATTATTTGGGATGCAGTACGAGCTAAAAGAGAACTAGATAGACGTTTACGAAATTCTAAAAAATATCGTGGACGTTTTGAGTCACAGTGGGAAGAGAACGAACGTGTGTTGTTCAATACTCAAGGACGTGATGATGTAACTGATGCGCGATACTCATTTACCTCTGATTTAGAGTTAGGTATTGGTGATATTGATAGCTCTAATGATACAACTGGGGTTAACTATCTGTTTAAGAATTTCAGATTTATTCACGCACAAATGTCTGCTAATCCTCCAACTGTAGTTCCAAGTCCTACAAGTTCTGATCCTGGTGATCGACAAAAAGCCGACGCTGCTGATCGACTTATTCGCCACGCTATCCGTGCAGAGAATATGCAGGAGAAGGTTGACCAAGCTAGTGCTAAGACGTTGTTATATGGCACTGGGTGGATGAAGACAGTTTTTGACTCCAACAAGGGGGATATTGTAGGTCGTGACGCTAAGACCGGAGAATTTACTCTGGAAGGTAAGATAGATATCTACAGTCCTAATACTTGGGATGTCTGGACAGATCCTAATGCACATAATGCGATGGATATGGAATATGTCTTTGAGCGTAAGTTACTTCCACTCGAAGAAGCCATTATGATGTTCCCGGAAAAGGAAGATATACTACGGGAGCATGCAAAGAAACAAATCCGTACTGCAGAAAACTATGTGCATATTAATACAGATACAGAAATTGATGTAGAGAATATCGAGATTTATGAATATTGGGAAACTGGTCTTCCTGTTAATGGTATGTTAGGTAGATTCGCGATTTGTCTTGAAGATGGGACACTTATACAAGAAGTAAGACCAAGCCCGTTCGCATTTACCCCCCCACCAGAACCAGATGATATCGATCCTGTAACTGGCGAGATTAAGCGTATGCCTCCCACAGCGAGGTTACCGTATCATATATTTACAGATATCGATATTCCTGATGAAGTATATGGTAAGTCGTTTGTTGAGTATGAAGGGCCTATTCAAGAGATGATTAACAGATTGGACTCTGTAACTCTAGATAATGTACAAGCTCATGGTGTAGCTAGGATGATTCTCCCGGAAGATGCAGAGATTGCAGAAGATAGTATTACTAACTCCCCATGGGATATTATCAAGATTAAGGGTAACATGGGACCACATTGGCAATCAGCTCCTAGCTTGATGCCGGAAATGTCTAATCTTCGAGATAGACTAAAGGCTGGTGGCGATGATATGGCGGGTGTTAACGAGTCAATGTTCGGTGAGATTAGTCGAGAAACTAGTGGATTCTCACTACAGTACGCCACTAATCAAGGTAACATGATTCGTCGCAGGCTGTTCAATAAGTACACCTTGTTTGTAGAGAATATCTATAGAGGGTACCTAAACTTAGTAAGGAAATACTGGGATGAGCCACAAATCATCAGGGTCATTGGTATGGAAAAGGCTTTTGAGTCTGTTGAAATTAAAGGTGCAGATATTGATGGTGGTTATGATCTTATTGTGGAGTATGGTGCCAGTTTGTCTTTAGATCCAACAACACGGCGAGAAGAGATTCTTCAGCTTATGCCTCTGTTCGAAAAAGCTGGAATCGACAACCGAACACTACTTAGTATGCTGAAACTCAACGAGCTAAGTAATATGTATGATATGAATGACTTAGCAGAAGAGCGTCAATCTGAGATATTTAAGGAAATTATCGCGTCTGGACGACTAATCCCACCCAGGGAGTTACAAGAACATAAGGCTATGTTAGCATATGCGTATAAGTATCTTATGACAGCTGAGTTTAAGAATTTACCGGAAGATACTAAAATTCTTATAGAAGAACATATTCGGTTACGCGAACAAATAGCTGCTGCAGGGGCTGGTGTAGGTATGGATGGTCTCGGTGTACAAGCTCCAGGCCCAGCTCCAGCAGGTCCAGGTATGGCTCCTGATGCACTTATGCCATCAGCAGCTGGCCCACTTCCGAACCTGGGCCAGTAAAAATAGCTTGACAGCTAGAAATAGCTGTGATATAATACATGTATAATACCTGAATTGTGTCTATAGTCCTATCTCGCATTGTGTGAGACGGATTTAAATATAGACGGGCATTAGTCCCGACCACTCTTATCCTAAGAAAGGACAGAGTTATGTCTAAACCATTGGATGTTGGCTTATTAGCTAACGCACTGG